AAAGGGGGTGCTCCCATTGATTTCAACCAAATTACAGAACTGAAAAGGACGTAAGCCAATCTCAACACAAGGGTTTGCACCCCAGTCTTGATTATTAGAAAAATAAACTCCTGGTTCTCCTGAATTTGAATTCTCAATCCTTTCCCAGAGATCCATGAAGTCTTTCTTCTTAATGCGATGGCGAAGTGCTACTGCTGAGTTGTTGGCACGGGCTCGCTGTGGGTATTTCTCCCACCAACTTCCAGATTTAGCTGCGCGCATCGCATCGTCGTCAAAAGAAAAGAGAGAAATGAGAGCTGCCCTTCTAATGCCACCAGCGAGGACGGCATCAGCAACATAGCAAATAATATCATGAACTTCAATAGTTGAAAGCTTTTGACCCCTGTTCTTTCTATCCAAAACCTTTCTTACGTTGTGAATACAATCCTTAAGGGGCTGAGGTCCGGGTGCCTTCCCCCCCGAGGTGATGAGCCGTGCGCCCTTTGGTCGAATCCCATCAAAAATAAAATCTGGGTCTGATTTCTCGTAGAAATAAGCCTCAACAAGAACCTTTACTGCGTCTGCCCACCCCTCGATAGAATCCCCGATTACATAACGCCGCTTCCTCGTCTTCCCCGTGTTGGGATTAATCCTCGGGCCCTTGACGGGGGGCAGTTCGCCAACATGATGCTTTTGAACGGAGAACCCAACACCACACCCCGAAAGTAAAAGAAACATAATCTCTGAAAATGAATCGATGTGGTCAATTGGAAGATAAGAACAATTAAAAATTCTTGAATTATTCAACTCAACGGATTTGCCGGCAAACTGCATCGAACGCATCGATGGCAGAACACGCTTATTATAAACAAAAGAATAAGCCCTTTCAATCTCGTCGGCCAGCTCTGGAAACCTTTTAAGGTGCATCGCTTTGTTGCGATCTACTGTTTCTTCAAAGGTTTCTCTCCGCTTAAGTCCATCGAGATATTTCGCGTATTTCATAAAGTGTGTGATGTCAGATAGAATCTCGATTGACTTGTTTTGGCTCATTATGTTTGTTCCTTCTCCTAGAAATTTCTGTGTCTTTGACCCCGCAAGGATGCAGAAGTCACGTGTATCTTACCGTAGTTTTGTTGAGAATTCAAGAGGTTTTTATTCTAATCACCATCTTTCTTCTTGACTTGCTTTCTGTAACCAGGGCGCTTTCTTCACTATCTTTCGCGGGCTCTTCTTTTGGCTCTTCTTTTGGCTCTTCTTTTTCTTCTCCGGGCAACTCGATGTCCCATATTGATGGACCCGTCCATTTATAATTAATAGCACCGCCGTTCAGTTGAACCCTGCTATCCCACCTGGGCGGGGCCCGGTCGTTGTCGGGGCCATCCAGAGTCGGCGGGTTTAGAACGTATTCGGCGCCCCCAAAGACATCTTTTAATATTTTCTCGGCAACCCTCTTTTCAACTTTATCAAACTCCTTCCAGTTTTGCCAAACCCACATTCCAAGACGCCTGTAATCCTCTGGGTATTGGGGCTCCGTCAGAACATCAACATATCCCTTTATTGTTTCGCCCCGTTGATATTTGCCCCACTCCAATACCTTTTCCTTGGTCGCTGCCTGGATTTGGATTCCAATAACATTTTCAAAAGCTTTTTTAATCGTGCTGATGTTCTGATCTAGAAGCTCAACAAACTTAATTGCTGTTTTGATTTCCGCTTCCGTGTGGTCAATATCAATATGGGCTCTAAAATATGCACCGAGCCCACCGCCGGCGCGGGACCCTCCCAGTCGGGAGGAGGGTTCAACATAACCAACGCCCATTACCACTGTCTTGGCGATGTCGTCGGCGCTAAAAATCTCTGGTTCCCAACCATCACCAAAATCAAAATGTAATTGTTTTCTGGCTACTTCGGCAGCGGCTTGCTCCAATTTTACTAATTGTTTAGCAACAACCTCCCTGGCATTGACATCCAAGTGTAAATACCCACCACCGGGGCCCGTCTTGCGGTTTCGCATAAGCGGCTGTAATACTTTAAATAGAGTGAGATTGTCAAAATAAAATTGCTTCTCGGATTCCCTATTGGCGAACTCCTTCCCAAAGATCTTTGGAATTTTAATGTCAAGGGGCCATAAAATACCGCCCTTTTCGTTTTTGGAATAGAGCCAGACTTCACCTTCGTTGTCCACGTCCTCCATAAACTCAAAGTTTTTAAATTTCTTATCTTCCAGTTCTTTCGCGGCAGTATCAAATGGGGCGGCTGCTATATAATCGCCTTCAACAAGCGCACGTCTTACCTTTTCTGCGATCTGTTTATAGTTTTCATCAATGTCGGTGCTTACGTAATCAAGGAATCTTTCAACATCATTCGGATCACCGCAGTCATCACAGCTAATACTATAATTTATTTTTATCTCTGGTGGGTTTAAGGTTATCTCATAATAAGTCTCCTCGGGATAAAAATCATCTGGCTCTATCTCGCCAATAAAGCCGCGTTGGTCTGACCAATTGTGCGGGTCAGGAATGGGCTCCAACTCACTAATCTTTTGCATCTCTCCACCAAGCTTGTCGCCAACATCTTTCATCGGATGGACCCAGCCGCCTTCATCTTTTGCTCCGTCCCAACCGGTAAGCGGAATGGTAACTGAAAAACTAGCGTGAGTCATAACATACGGGTGTTCGTCTCCCATTTCCAGATCAGCATAAAAACCAACGTGCTCAAGAGAATTTGCTTGTTGGTTAATCTTGTCTATCTGGGTGGACCACTCGTCATAGACACTCTCATCTTCGTCTACTGTCTCGTGGTCAACATTGCCACTATATTGCTGTATGGCTTGTTCCCCACTCTGGGCAAAGAAAGAGTTTAATACTGTGCCGTCGTCGTTATCTTCATACGAACCGCCGTGCCTTACCAAATAATGCTCTCTTGGTACCTGCATGTCCCCGTCTTCGTCGTAGAAAATTTCTTTTTGTTCGGTCCAAGCCCACCTGCTCACCGCTTTTTGAAATCCGGGAACTGACTTTCCATATATTCTAAGCTCTGGTGCGGCAAATTCTTCGCCGTTTGCGGTGTCCTCAAATCTGCGAAGACGAACGCGGGAGACGGGCTGAAGGCCTTTCACCCTGCGGTCGGGGTCGGCAAAGATCTCGTTATTATCGAACTCAGAGAGGCTGAGTGGTTCGGGCGGGTCCTGCCCCGCGACCTCATCATAATCAATGCCCCATTCACCAACTGGATTTAACAAATTATAAAAGTCTTTATCTTTCACCAAATAGGCAATCGGGCCGTGACCTTTTGCTTCGGCGACGGCACATTTAAAATAAGATTGTCCTTCGCTGTGGCAGCTCTGGATGTTTTCGAAGTCGCTCATCCGAAGAACATCTACCGGGTGGCGAGAAGCAATAACCGTATAGCCGTGAGGAGATGCGCGGCCATACGTCGCTGCCTCGAAGGAAGTTTCTATTTGTTCCCAATTCTTATCTTTTGTATATTTTGCTTGGTTTTTATTCCACCAAGCAACAAGTTCTTTCGGGGCGCCTACATCCTTGCTGGCCAGCGCTTTGGCGATGCTCACTTCTCTTCTTTGTGTTACTGTCTCACCCGCCCTTGGTCCTTTGGGGATAACTTTTTCTGTTTGTTTTGCGACTTTAAGATCGGGAACCCAGACTTCTTCTTCAAATTCTTCTCCGCCCAGTCTGCGGCCCTTTTGTTTTACCCTTTTAACTGAGAAATTTACATTTGCGGGGCCAGCTGGATTGTATCCGGAGTTGTGGAGCAGTCGTACTATCCCGTCTATTTGTTTCTCTTCTTCGGTGGTAAGAGGAAAAGCAACCCGAAGGTTGCCGTCAAACAATCCGCTGAAAGAAAGCTTGGAGAAATCGTTGTCAAACCAATCCCAAATTTTCTCTGCTTGCTGGGCGCTTACCTCTTGTAGGTATTTTTTTCTTTTTTGCTCGAAAAGAAGTTTTCTTTCCGTTTTGCCAACGAAACTTTTCCACTTATCCAAATAAGACATGTTTGTGTTTTCCCGCTCGTCTTATAAATAGCTCATTCTGAAGAGATAAGCTCCATATGTTTAATAAAAATTTTGGTTATAAAGCCATTTACAAAACAAACGTCATAAACATCGCCGAGGACCCCCTTTTTGATGATAATCCCCACCTTACAATCGGGGAAGTGGGGGTCATTTAATTTATCATTGACCTTTATCAGATCGCCAACTTTCACTTGCTTTCCTTCTTGTCTTTTGTTCTGAAGGTTTTATATTTCTCTCGCAGATCTTCCAGCGCACTCTTTGTAGATTTGTAGGCTGCGTTTTGTGTCTCTTCATCTTGTGGTAATACTTTTATTTTCACGCTTGATGTGTCCATATAAATTGGGAACACCAGACCATCTGGCCCATTCCTATTCTTCGCAATATAAACTCTTCCCGTATTTGTATTTTTGTCTTCGATGGTTCTCGAAATAGAAAAGATAAGGTCAGCCACAAAACACTTGTTGAATGCCTCTGAAATAGATTCCATCGTAATCACTTCTGCGTTGAGGCCAGAGCGGTTTGTTTGAGATGCTGTCCAGAGGGGGCATTCGAACTCTTGGGCGAGCCCTCGTAGTTCTTCATAGATAGACTCCAGCTCTATTCTCTTTTCATTTCTCTGTCGAGTCGGCCTTAAAAGATCTCCGTAATCAACAATGACCATTCCAATTTCTGTTCCTCGATTTATGAGCTTTGAAAGGTGATTTCTTATAACTCCAACGGTGGCGCTCTTTGTGGGATATTCTTTAACGATCAAAGACCCTCCGAGATCCGAGACCATCTCTAAAATCTCTTCCTTATATTGAAGCAAGCTCGATAGCGGATATCCTGTTAAGCAGCTGTCGTATCTACTGGCCACAACAGTATCTTGCAGTTCCAGTGTATAATGAACTACGGTTTTTCCCTGTTTTAGGGCCTGCGCTCCAAGGTGAACGAGCGCCATTGATTTGCCAGCGCCCGTAGGAGCAATCACAACCCCCAATTCGCCCTTCCCGTGACCACCTCGACAAAGATCATCAACCTCTCTCCACCCAGTAGATACGGGACACCTGTATCGGGGAACAAATCGTGCTTCAAAGTCTTTTAAGTAATCATGACCGAAGTTATTGTCCGAGCCGAGCCTTAATGCTGAGTCAATTTCACACTTTATCTCGTCAAACGATGAACTCTTGATCAGTTTTATCGATTTTAGGATTGCTTCCTTAAGTTTTTGCTTTTTGCAAAAATCAAGAGAGGTGTCTTTAATATATTCAGCCCCTTCGAGGCCGTCCTTCGACAGGACCCTGGCATAATAATTTCTGACTTGACTTACGACTGCTTCATTTTCATCTTCAAGCTCAGTCCTCACAATCGTCATCATCACTTCTGACGTTGGATGAGCTTTATATTTTTCTTTATACGAATAGATCTTCTGGCAGAATACTTGAAGATATTTTAATTCAAAGAAGTTAAAATCTAGAACCTCGCCGATTTGATCAGCGAAGGGGCGATCAAGAAGGATCAAACGACAAAGACTTTCCTGGAAGGTTTTACCAAACCGAGAAAAGTCTTCTTGCTTGTCGAAACTAAGAGTGCTTACTGTTTGCATGACCGGTATTATACGCCTTTTGTTTCAGTTTTGCTAGTGTTTTTTTTAATTAATTTTAACCATGATGGTCTCACATATTCTCTCTGATTGGTCGCCCAAACAACTTCATAAAATAATTCTCCGTTCGCCGTTACGAATTCTGACAGTACCACTCCCACCCCTAGTATTTTTTCCGCTCCGGGTTGATAAAACTCTGTTGCGTAACTTTCCTTGAGAGTGACGAGGTGTCCAGCGGGGCTCATTCTTCATCATCGCCTTTATATTTCATATTCATCGTGATAAATACTATCATCCCCATGGTTATTGTTCCCACTAAACAAGAATTTGCTATAATTCCAACGCCAGTCCAAAAATCCATCTCCTCTCCTTTGCTAAAACGGTGCCTTACTTTCCCAAACAATCTTATTAAAACAAGTCCACAGCTCCAACCAGTTATACTCCCCAACGCCGTCTTCGAACATCATTGAGATAATCGCAGTCTTGTTAAAGATTCTGGATTCGTTGTCAAGCTTTGCTCTCAACTGGTGTGTCCCTTGTGCAGAAATCGATGGTGAGTAAAGCT